GGTTGAGCCAATAATACCTGAAGAAGTATCTGAAGAGGTTATTCCTCCACTATCTCCACCTCCGCAATCAGTAACACCTCCGCCAACAGAACCTCCACCACCCGATGCTCCGATTGCGACTCCCTCTGGCATCAAACCTGAACCTACTGGCAGTGAGATAACCCGAATTGGTATCCAGTCACAGTTACAGGTTGAGAAGGATAAGGCTGGCAATATGACCAGGCTATTCCAGAAGATTCCTGGTCTAAAACAATTGCTAGAGTTTGAGCAACCCGGGCTAAAGATGACTGGGAAAAATGAGAAGGTCCTGGTCGCTATGGTGGCTGAGAACGCTGCCAAAAGTGATGTCTCTGTCTGGGCAACAAGCACTAGGTTAAGGTTACTCAGAGACATACGGAAAGCATTTGGCAATGATACGGTCAGGGGAGAAAAGACAACGGCGAAATTCCTCGGTACTCCAACGCAAGCCAAGAATCCTATCACTGGAACTCTCAAAGATATAGCCGATAATCCTGAACTATACGAACTTTCAAATGAACAGCAAAGAGTTCTCGCCGATATAGAAGCTAGGAACGACCAACTTTTAAATTATGTGGTGACTGGATATAATGCCGAGATAGGGAGATTTACGGCAAAAGAAGGCGGAGCGTTTCTACCTAATGTGGATATTTCCGAGGAAGTAACTGAGTATCTTGGCTCAGAGATAAGGGCTGTTACTCAGGGCAGAGGAAAGACACGTGTCTGGCAGACAGTCAGGGAGCGCATGGCACATGATAAGACCTTCACGCCAGAGACGGATGTCCAGAAACTACTTGAGGGATTGGATAACTTCAAGGCATCTGCGGCTGCTGGGCAGACTTATAAGACTGTTATCGGTGGATTTACAAGGCTTGAAGCAATGGAAAAAACACATCCTGAACTCTACAAGAAGATGTCTGTTTTGAAAGCCAGGATAAGTTCACTTCAAGGTAGTGCAGGTACAATAGAATCCAATGTTCATAAGGCAATCTTCAACTTTCTTAATTCTCCGATTGAAGCTACTGATTTGACCGAACTCAAAGACCAACTTGATGTGAAATTAAAGACTGGTATCCGTAAGGGGATGGATGTTGAGGCTGTTCAAAATGAGATAGCATCCGTTAGAGAAGATATTAGAAGTCTCAAACCAGCATGGGAAGCAGCTAATCTCAAACCATATGTCTTTATTCAGGAAGGGTTGTACCGGTACTTCCCTGCAGAGCAAGCTAATCTGATAAAAGAATCAAGGAAAGTTACTAATAACCCTGCCCTCAACTTCATAGAGAAATGGAGAGGGCAGACATTTTCTGGAGACTTCTCTCCCTTCGCTATTCAGGGGTTTATTGGAGTTCTCGCTGACCCGTGGGGTTCACTGAAGGCTGCGATGGGTGGTGTTAGAACGACTATCCAGGAACATGACTGGAACCACTCCATAAGCGTTGAGGCACTGGCGGATGACATAGCCAACAATCCTTATGAATGGTCTCAATTTGCCTCTCTCATGGGTAGAGGACTTACGGGAACTCCAAAAGAGTACGCTGCTGGATTCCTCAGTAAGATACATTTTACGGTGCTCGGGAAGGAATTTGCTTTTGATAAGTTCACCGAGATGACTTATACAACCGTTACCAGAGGGGCATTCAATTTATGGCAGAGAAACTATAAAAACTTGATAAAACATGGTGTTCCTGAATTAGAGGCAAAGATTGTGGCAGCGAACCTTGCTTCTCAGGTCTATCCTCTGGTTAGTGCTACCAGATTAGGGCAATCTCAAGCCCGCCATGCTTTCTTGCGGGCGATACCTACATCTTACTCATTTATCAGGCAACCAGTGACTTTAATAGCGGAAGCGGTTAATGGACTTGGTAAGGCAATGATTAGGCAGAAATTAACCCCTGCGGAAAGTCTGTCACTCAAAACGTTGATTACTTTGGCTGCCTCCTCATTGGTGGTATCCGCTACGAGTGCTGCTATACATGCTAAACAGGAGGGTGGGGATGATGACGATGTTAAGCAGGCGATTTGGGATGCGATTAACCCCGACCCGCATAATGGGAAATTCCTGTCTATTCTTGTTGGTAACCTTAGAATACCAATCAGTGGGCCGTACAGAGCGATATTCAGGGCAGTTTACCCACAGAAAGTAGAAGGTTCTCCATTCCCCTTGCCGTTTGCAGGACTAGGAATATATATTAAGAATCGCCTTAGCCCTGCTATTAGCACTCAGGTAGATTTGATTTTGAATAAGGATTATTCCAAACAACAGATAGTCAAAGGTGACTTTCCTGAGAACATAGCCCGCTTTCTAGCTTATGAGTTTGAGAACTTCCTACCTTTGACTCTAGGTGCCGGTGTTGAGGCTGTACGTCAAGGTGAGAAATACAAAGAAAATATTGGGCAACAGATGATAGGTCAATTCATGGGCGTTAATCCTGTCACTCTTGATAACACCTATTTTGATAGACTTTATCGTCAGTTAGGACAACCCAAAGATACAGAAGCTAGACCTTATTCTATTCAGAAACCCGATATTTTTACATTCGGTGATTTGTGGTCTGGGGTAGCTCAGTATTTGAAAGATTTAGACCCTGCGACTATGACAGAGGCAAGAGGCTATAAGCCCTGGCAGAAAACTATAGCAGAGGGTATTCAGATTCTTGACGAGATAGAGAAGATACCTAACAGGCAATTGATAAGCGTAAATGCCGACTACACAAAAGGCGATACTTTTATTGAGTTCTACAATCAGTGGTATGAACGCTCTTTGATTACCGATGAAACAGAGTTGGCGGAATTTGACAAGAAGTATCCAGACGCTTATCTGGGGAACATGACAATGAACGAATATCTACTTCTTCAGAAATATCATAATCAAACAGATGAAATGGCAAAAGGCAAATTCTTGGAGGCGCTACCAGAGAACAAGAAGGTGTTACTGATGGTAAATCCTAGAACCGAATGGTTGAAATCTCATCCTAAAGAGAATGCCAATCTTGCAATCGGCGGGAAGGCTAAGATATTAACGCAAGCAGCTTATGATGAAGCACAAAAGTTAATCAAACAACTAAATTTAGCTGATGATGTAGTGACTGACTACCTGCCACCAAAGGAAATCGTTAAACCCTACTTTGAAAGGCAGGACACGGTAGATAAGTTCGGAGCGAATAGCTGGGAAGATAAGTTGCTAAGGGCAAAGAATCCAGAACTCAACAAATATCTGGAGTTAGGTGAAGTGGATACGCCCATAGCATCGCTGGAGATAAAAACGAAAACTGGGTACAGGAATGTTTACAAAAAGATTCAGGAGTTGGGGGATAAGGACTCACCTGACTATATACCGGATGAGAAAGCTAGGGCAGATGCAATCAAGAAGCTCAAAACGCCTGAATACTTGGATGATACAAGGCGGATTGAGGCGATTGAGAAGGGAACTAATGAGACTCCTACTGATAAAAAGATTGTTGAAGCTTGGGTTGATAGAGGCAAGACGATAGACCAGTTCACGGCTAGCAGTTCTGAGGTTAAAGTCTGGCTTCTTGACCATCCCGATGTTTGGAAGTGGGCTTTAGATAATGAAATGCTCACCGATGATGGCAAAGATTGGAACGAACCAGTTTTGAGAATCAATGCTACGTGGCGGGAGCAGGACAAAGCCTACGATGCCTTACAAGTTGAGGGTGATACCAGGGCAAAATATCTGGCAGCAAATAAGGACTACCGCATAGCACGGAGACAACGAGATTTCTATAGTTTGCGGATACCTGAAGCGACTGACAACCTCCGTGATAAATATGTGGACTTCTACGAACTTCCTGACAAGGGGTTTGTCAAAGAGCATTACCTTCTGGATAATCCCGACCTTGAGGCGGTTTTAACCGATTCAACAATCATGGGAGATGGTGTTCTTGATAAGATTGACCTTGCCAAAGTGCCAGATAAGCGGTATGACGAGATTTATTCTGAATTTCAGGATATGTTTGATGAGTGGGATGATTACGGCAAGGGCACTTCACCGAAATATATCGCTGATGAGGATAAGCGTGCTATTGCCAGAAAAGCACTGCTTGCCCGCAATACCAAGTTTAGAAAAGCCAGGACAGAAAGGGAAGGCTATCTGAAACTCATAGGGCAAGAGCATCTAGTGCCCGATTACGTGGCTTATAGCGAAATTCTGTATCAAGGCAAGCCCACCGGCGAGGATTACTGGTTTGCTGATGATTGGTTTTTACTTGAACACCCTGAGTTTTACAGAAATATGGTTGATAAAGGCGAATGGCAGAAAAAAGACTTTAGCCGTGTACCAACTAAGGCTATATTCCAGCTTTATCAGATTTACGACAATATTATAGGCGACCCTAAAACTTCTAAAGCTGAAGCAAGGCGTGCCTTTAGAAGGCGTCATCCCGATTTTGATGCTTGGTTGGTTATTATCGGTGCTGTCTCAAAGACAATAGAACAATATGATATAGACCAGAACATGGCAGAAGCCGAAAGAGTTGGAATAACATTAGCGGGGAAAAGAGAAGAAATAAACAGATTAAAGCGTGAAATAGAGGAAAAACTGGTAGGAATGAGACGCTAAAAACAGCCATTAAGAATAAAATAAAATAGGAGGTTTTAATAAATAATGGCTAAAATAAAGGACGAAATCGTTGCGGAGCGGACTGACGAGGAAACAACTCAGGAAGCCACCCACGAAACTACTCCAGAGACAACCGAGGAAACAGAGGATACCGAAGTAAAGTTATCCTCAAAGGAACACAGAGACCTGATTAGTCAGGCAAAGGCTGCTAAGGAACTTGGTAGAACCTTAAAGACTACTCTTGGAGCACATACCACTCTAAAAACACAGTATGATTCTCAGAGTAGACGCCTCTCTGACCTTGAGAACACGATTCGTTCTCTCAAACAGAGAGAGAGGGAGCAAGAACTGAAGGCTGCCGAAGGAGCACCTGACCTAGTGGATTCAGTCCGTCTAAAGCACCAGGCGGAAGATGAGTGGGAAAAAGTCAATAAAGCACGCTCAGAACTGGAGAACGAGAAGACTCAACATCAGGCTGCTATAGACAAGGCGGTGAAAGCAGAGGCTACCGAGTTGGCCAATGAACTAGCCAAGTCAAGCGGTATGACGGCGACTCTCCTCCTTCAGATAGGTACTGATACGGCTGAAAATGGCAGAACCACTTATAACCTTGAACGGATGAAACAGATAGCTAAGTCCGTACCGAAGGATGAATCCGAAGAGAAAGAAGAGGAAGAAGGTGCTGAAAAAGAACCAGCAGTCAAAGGACAACAAACTAGGGCTGCTGGCGGCGGTCGTACTGCAACGAGGGGATTCCGAACATTTGAGGACTATGAGGAGGCATTTATTCATGGTGACATCTCCTACGAACAGTATCAAGAGGCTGCCAAAAGATTCAATAAAAATATCTAAACTAGGAGGATAAGTAAATGGCAACTACAACTGCTGCTGATTTGGCTGCTGGGTCTAGGGCCATGATTGGAGCAGCAAGATTTACCTATGAGCCAATTCAGGTTTTCAAAAATACCGTCAGTGTCCACCGAATGGGTAAGGATGAAAAGAGCTACTACGTGCCAAAGTTCGGAACGATTACTGCTGAAGGCTTGATTGATGGTGTGGACATGGCTAACGCTCAGACACTAAGTATCACCGGCACAACCCACACTACCAATGAGGCGGGATGCAAGGTCATCGTTACCAAGAAACTGAGAAAACAGTTTACCGAGGATGTAGCCCGTGCTGCCGGCAGGGTTATTGGTAACGGTATGGGCAAAAAGATGGACCAGGACGGCTTGACTCTTTACTCTGGTCTTGATAACGGCTTGAGCAATGCCAACACCGCTTTTGGACTCGGCTATGCTGCTGCCTCCTTTACCCAGTGTATAGGTCAGTCTGAACCCGCTCCTATGCCAATGTCCTATGTCCTGCATCCTCATACCCTCAATACCATCGTGGACGCTATCGCTACACCAGGGACAAGTCACATGCCAGCTAGCTATCAGGAGTCGGTACTCCAGAATCACTTTGCTGGTATCATAAAGATGAATGGCGTACCTGTTTTCCATGATGCCAACATCTCTATTGACTCCAGCGATGATGCCTATGGTGCTCTGTACTCAAAGGAAGCCTTTATCTATGTGGTTGGCTGGGAGCCGGATACGTGGATGGTCTACGATGACTCCCTGAGAGGCTGGGAAATCGGTATCGTGGCCGACTACGCAATGGTAGAGGAAGATGGGGGATACGGTAGACGATACTTGCCGTATTCAAATCGGGCTAAACGAGGAACCCTAAGTTCATCTGAATATGGGAATCTCGTGCTAAACAAAATGTGTAGAGACTATACACCCGACTACTGCGAAGTAGAAGAAATAGTCCGACCTTGCAGGAAACTGCAAGAGACTGGCAGAAATGACCAGTCCTCTCTAAAGAGAAGTAACAAGAATGAGGTATCTCTTATTCGATGCTACGGCACCAACCAGTTAGAGGATGGTGAAATAATATGGGCTTCGTAAGGCGGTTGACTAATAGCATCCGTTCTGCTTTAATCCTACTAGGAGGCATAGAATGGATGCTAAATGTCAACTTTGTGGTGGAATCTTTGAGGCTAAGAGGTCTGATGCAAAGTTTTGCTCGAAATGTCGCCCAATCAAACATCGGGAATATGGGCGAAAAACAGATGCAAAAAGACGGTTCGTTGGCAACTGCATTGATTGCGGTAAGCCAGTTGGCAGAGGTTCATTGCAAGGGCAAGGTAGATGTCTATCCTGTCGCTTCAAGCGTGAACGCAACAATTTCTGGAAAGGTGGTAGATATAAAGGCTTTCATGGGTATGTCTATATTTACATGCCAGAACATCCGAGAGCAGATAAATACCATCACCGATATGTTGCGGAGCATGTCTTGGTCTGGGAGCAAGCACATGGTCAGCCACTTCCAGAGGGGTATCTTATTCATCACCTTAATGGCATCAAGGACGATAACCGCCCTGAAAATCTCGTTGCCTTACTACCTAAAGACCATTCAACTGGAACACTACGAGAACTTCTACAAAAGCGTATCCGAGAACTGGAATCACAACTCGTTGCAATGAGTGAAAACTCATAAGCGAATATAGAAAATTGGAGGTAATAAGAAAGTGACACAAAGTATAGCCCAAGTACCATTTCAGGATATACATGACCCAGGAGACATCGTTCAGGGTCGTACGATGGAAACACGTGTCTATTACCGGCCTGCGACTGTCACTTCCTTCATTGAGAAGAGCACAGAAAAGGAATTGAAGCCATTGACTCCTGAAATAGCAAAGGAGATAAGAAGGCGAGTTGCTCTCGGTGAAGTGGAGGAGAAAAAAGAACCAATATATATCCCGACTACACCCTTGCCAGCCGATGCGTGGCACATGAACCACTATGTCAAGAAGGGCTTTAGGCTTTGGCCACCGGGCGAAGAGCCGAATCAAGAATCTCAGGCTACTCTGGAGGCCAGAGTCAAGGAACTTGAAGGGCAGTTGAATGAGGCAGTAAAGACCGTTAAAACGGAAACAGATAAACCTCAGCCTGCCCAACAAGCAAATCCCCTTGTTTGTCAGGTTGAAGGTTGTCCCAGGGAAGGGCAACCTTTCGAGACATTCATAGGTCTGGCAAGACACATGAGAACCAAGCACGGTCAAAAGTAGGGTGGTGGGGGAGGAAAGAAGTAAAAGGAGGTAATCTAAATGAGTTTCCCATATTTAGCAGCTTTATCCTACGCAGCAGTTATCAATGAGTATGCTGCGACAAGAGCACTCCATGTTGGCGCCAAAGGCATGGTCGAGAATGGTAGCCTGTATCGTCTCTGTAAGGCGGGGGCAGCCATCACGAACCCACTGGCAGCTAAAATCAATCGCTACACATACCTTGAGGG